CAAGATGAAGGATTGGTGGAAGGCCAGCAGCGCTATCATTTTCGCCCTATGCCTGGTTCTCGGGCCATTCTACCTCATGGCCGTCTATTGGGTGCTCAAGCAAATAGACATCGACCCGGTAGATCGTGACTCCATCCGCGACGTAATGAAAAGCATCTTGCAGTGGGTTGGTTCGGGCGCTGGGCTGACCATGTTGGGGCAAGGCTTGATTAGAACGAACGCGAAGGCTCAGACCCAGATTGCGCAGGCTAGAAACGCCGTGAGCGACCTTGAAGGCGCAAAGACGCTGGCCGGTAAAGTCAGTGCGGCGCGGCGCGTTGTTGAAAAAGCGAAGGGAGCCAAATGAGCAAATTCTCCGACACCACCGCCATACCGCCACCCGCGAGCATCAACAGCGGCCTGAGTCCAACGGGAACTATCCTGATGGCTCACTTTGGCATACCTGGCCCGAAGAAAACCGATTGCAGCCAACCGACCAATGCCAAGCTCAAAAAGGCGCTCGTGACTGCTGATGTCGGGCCATTCAACGTCACCGGCTTAAAGCCCGCCGTCGCTTCGCTCAAAGAAATCTTTGCCAAGATTGAGCAAAAAGACAAAACGCTTTACCGAGAGATTCGCTGTGCCGGGATGCTGTGTTGCCGCCTGATACGCGGCTCTACTCGCTCGTATTCGATTCACTCATGGGGCGCGGCCATTGATTTATATTTTGGCTCGGGCGTGGTGCCGCTCGGCAGGCCATTAGTGCACGTTGGAGTATTGAGGCTCTATCCATATCTGCATAATGCAGGGTGGTACTCGGGCATGGAATTCTCAAGGAAGGATTCCATGCATTTCGAAGTGAGCAAAGAGAAGTTGCAGGAATGGATTAAGGCCAAGTTGATTTAGTAAAAGGAAACGCCCCCGACACCGGCCTGATACCAATGCCGGGGACTACGCTAGACCTGAGAAAGCAGGCCAGCGGTGCATGAGATTATAGCACTGGCGAGCCATTAATTATAAAGAGAACTTAATAATCTTATGCCCAAACATTTCCGCTCAAACCTGATTGACGCATGGAACGAACTCAAAACCGCGTCCCCGGCGTGGGCGGAGATTGTACTGGCTTTCATGGCCATCGTATCAGGGTCATGGTCTTACCTGATGCCGACAGCGAGCGAATGGGCTGAAGCGCCACCCGTCGCTTGCATGTTGCTATTCATCCTGACCGGGGCATTCCAATTGGCCGCGTTCATAAGTCGCAACTACTTCGCCCGTCGCAGTGTGGCCGCCTGTGCCGCTGCCAACTGGGCCGGGGTGATGTGGATTGTCTGGCAGAACAATTCTCAGGGCTTTGTCTACGGCATGGCCTTTGTCGCATGTGCGGCCCAGGTATTCATTCATGCCCATTTGCGCAAGCATCGGGGGGCGATAACGAACGATATGGAGCGGAGAGCATGAGGTGGAACAACTTCTTAAAACCATGCTTGAATCCGTTCCAAACTGGGCGCAGGGCGGCGGTGCTGCTGCAATGGTGTGGGCTGTTCTCAAGTATCTGGAGAAGCGCTCAGACGAACGCACCGAGGCCAATAAGATTATCGTGCAGAGGGAGCAGCAACACGAAACCAATGAGGTGACGCAGTTCGGCATCGTGTTCAAGGCGTTGCAGGATTTGAACGCGCTTCAGGCTGAACAGCTAAAGGAGTCTCAGGCGAGTCGTGCGAAGTGCGAGGCTGATTTACACGAAGCTCGTTCCGTGTATGCCGCTGAAAAGGTTGCTTGGGACTTTGAGATTCGGCAGTTGCAGCAAAAGTTGGACGGTTACGAGTTCGTCAAGAATGGGAAGTTTGATGCAGCGGCGCTACGCAAGTTGGCGGATGAAGTTGAGTTGAGGCCGCAGGATCGGGCGGGAGATAAAACGATATGAAGCATCTTTTCTGTTTTTTTCGCGCGCTATGGTCACAACGGCCCTGGAATCGTAATCCGCGAAGCAATGGGCATGTAAGTCAGTATGAGCCTGCTGATGGCTCCATGACATGCCTGCATTGCGGTCATAAAAGTTTTGGATGGACAGATGCGAGTCCGAGTAATGTGCGCAACCTATGAACGGAGTGGATAAAAGTATGACCTTAAGCCAATCTATCGAGGACGATATTCGCGCTGCCGAGCCGGGATGGTGTCATGCTCCAGTAAGGTGTGCTCATTGTGGCCACAAGTGGTCCGCAGTGTTTCCGATTGAGTGCGATATCTGCGACCTTGAGTGCGGGGAGTGTGGGCGGCGAGATGGAACCGAGTCAGCGATAACGGGCGAACGAACGATGTGGGACGATGCAGCGCAGCCGCCCGAAGATTCGTCTGCTGATGAAAAAGTTATTTGCCGATTGACTGATGGTGAAGTGGTGAACGGCTATTATGACAAGGTGTTGAGTTGCTGGGTAGTTGACGAAGGGCAGTTGCCGGTTATTGGTTGGATGCCGATGGGCTAAGAGGCAGAGATTGGTATTAGGACTGTCTTACCATTTTGCGTCCCAGGGATGGGGGAGGGGAGAAACGTGTGAAGGTTCAATTTCGATGCATCATCGCTCCCATCTCTTCCGCTCTGAAGTTTGGCGGTGATGCTGGCGGGGTGACGTTGGAAGTGCCGAAGTCCGATATCGAGAAGGCAGTCGCGTTGATTGCTCTGCAAGGTGTGGGGTTGAAGGTCACGGTCGAGTTGGATGACTCGAATTTGATTAACAAATTAAAACAAAATGGCTCAGAGAGGGAACCCATCGTGGAAGCAAGGACAAAGCGGCAATCCAAGTGGAAGGCCGCCGAAGGCTCGTGCTCTCACTGACATCCTGCTGAAGCAATTAGACACGACGGTTCTGGTTAGCGGGAAGAAGGTAGCGCGCAAAGAGGTGATGGCGCAATTGGCTTGCCAGATCGTAACCGAGGGCAAAGCCAAATTCCCGAATGGCACCGAATTAGAAATATCGCCGCGTGACTGGCTGGACACACTGAAGTGGATTTATGCACAGATAGACGGGCCGCCTAAGAATGACGACGAACTACGCAAGCTTACAGACGAGGAAATTGTCGCCCTCATTACGCAGGGTGATGGAGGAAGCGGCACGGCGCGGGCTGGTGCTGCCAGTTCTTGAGAAGGAAAGGCAGCTAGTCACTCTATCCGACCTAATGATTCGCACCAAAGAAAAGAAGCTCATTACATTCGAGCCTAACCCGGTGCAGATCAAGTACCTTGACATTCTGGCAAAAGAGAATCCTTCCTTCCGATGGCGCGAGGGTATTTATACGTTGCGTGGCATCCGGGAAGATGTGTTGAAGGCTCGGCAGCAGGGCATGAGCACGTTGATACTTGCACTCTACTTCCTCGATACCATCAATACGCCGATGACGCAGACCATCATTGTTGCGCATGATGCCGGTGCCACTGAGAAGCTCTTTAAAATCATCCATCGGTTCTATGAGAATCTTCCGGCTGATAAGAAGCGACCGAAGAAGTACAGCAATCGCCGTGAAATTGAGTTTTCCGATATCGACAGCGCGATCTATGTAGGAACAGCGGGAAGTTCTGGCATCGGGCGCGGTGGCACGATTAACAACGTTCATATGTCGGAGCGAGCTTTCTGGAAGGATGGCAGCGATATCGAACTGGGTCTCATGGAAGCGGTGCCGGTCGATGGCAATGCAACGCGCGAAACCACGGCAAACGGGATTAACGACTACTACGATGAGCGGCAAGAGATGCGTAACGAGGAGAATGAGTTCAGGCCGCGATTCTTCTCTTGGTTCGAAGACCCGACATACGCCATTGAAGTGCCGAAGGGATTTAAGCCCAACGACGAAGAATTGAAGCTCAAGGCCGTCTATGGATTGAATGATGAACAACTGGCATGGAGGCGGACCAAAACACGCGGGGCAAAGCGTAAGGCGATGTTCCCGCAGGAATACCCGGCGAATGAAGACGAAGCTTTCATTGCATCGGGTAATCCCTATTTCGACAACGAGAAACTTGCGGATTTGGCGGCGATTCTCCAGGGTAAGGAGTTCGACCCGGTAGCGCCTGACGTGCCGGTCCAGTATGCGAATCTGAGGCGCGAACGGTCATTCCTGAAGCTATGGGAGATGCCGCAGCCGGGGCGGGTGTATGTGATCGGTGCTGACACTGCTGAAGGATTGAACCATAACGGTGACCATGACTACGATAGCGCAAGTGTTTGGGATGCTGAGACAGAGATTGAAGTCGCGCATTTGCATGGCCGGTGGGATACAAGGATGTTTGGTCTGATGCTGGCAGAACTGGGATTTTGGTACAACACGGCGCTCTTAGGCGTGGAACGCAATAACCACGGCCATGCGGTGCTTAATGCCATTATCTACGAAGCGCGCTATCCGGAAGCGATGAGCGATAACAGCACCGGCTTGTATATGCATCAGGAATACGATGAGAAGAAAGCGCCGACCATTCGCAAGGCTGGCTACCCGACAACTGTGGCAACGAAGTATTTCATTTTGGATGAACTCGCCACCGCAGTTGAAGACGGCGCTTTCCATCCTCGGAGTCGTGAACTGGTTGGCGATATGATGCGCTTTGTGAAGCTTCCCGGCGGCAAGGCCGGAGGCGAGGGCAAGACGCATGATGACCGTGTGATGGATGCAGCGATAGCCAGGCGCATGTTGAATCTGAGGCCGCGCCACCCGAGGCAGATGGCACCCGCCACACCGAAACCAAAAGCACGCCGGACATTTTAGCCATGATTAATTACGAAACCACGGACGCCCAAACCTTCCGCAAGTTACTTGGTATCGGTAGCTTTAGTGCTGCCGCGTCTTCTCTCGCCTACCAAACCAGCGAGGCAGAAGTCATTCAGGCCAATATTAACTTCATGGCCGGGGACTATTTGCAAGCGGGAAAACAATTCTCATTCAGTGGCCCGGTCGAAGAGATGGATAACGCCGGACTGACTACCATTGAACGCGAACTGGCTACCGTGCCGTTGGTGCAAGGCATCGTGAAGCGGCATAGGCGGGGTGTTATGGGGCGCGAACCTAGTTGGGAGTTCACCGTGCGTCGTTCGCTCGAAGAAGACGAGAAGCCAAGCGATGACGAGCAAAAGGCTATCGGTGACATCTCGGCACCACTCACCTCGTTCTGGGAGAAGCGCAGCCTGCACGATTTGGCACAGAATAGCGTGAGCCAGTTGGACGTGACAGGTGAGTTTGCGTGGCGCATCTTCCCGCGTTCCAGTGCTATCAATAAATCGGGCATCATTAAGCGCATGGCGAAGGCAGACGACGCCTACGACATTCTTTATGTCGAATTGCTCGACTACGGTACCGTGAGCAGCTACCTTGACCGCCACACCATGCGGGAGATTATTGGCTTCGAGTATTCTGAAGATGAGACCGGTGAGGGTGGCAACGTCGCCCAGGTCAAACGCCTGGTAGTTACCTATTTGGATGACCAAAAACGGGCCGTGGTGCGGTCATGGAAGGGCGAAGTAGAAGACCCATTGCAGGAGCCGTATGAACTCAATGGCGAGCTGCCTATCAAACTGGTTCGCCGCAAGCCGTTGATAGATTTGCCGATCCAGAAGATTCAGGGGCAGATTACCAAGACCGTCACCATGATGGGGCTGAACAACAACCTTCAGGGCTTCGTTCAGCTTATCGCCACTAACCTGCTGCCGCCTGGTGGATGGGAAAGCACCACCGATGCCGACAATAACACGGTAATGATTTATCGGGAGAACGACGACGAACCGATTGGCCCCGGTATGATGTCGTTCCTCAACAGCGCAGCTCAATACAACCCTGCTGATAAGTCGTGGACGTTCGCACCTTCGGGCGGCGTGACGCGCATCGAACCCATCGACCCCGATTATCTCATTAAGTGCCTACGTTACCTAGAAGAGATGGGGCTGAAGGCAGCCGACCAAGACCACACCCTGATTACTGGCGATGCTACTGCATCTGCTGTGTCCCGCATCGAAAGCCGTGCTCAGTTCATCTGGTCTTTGCTTGAAACTAAGGTGGTCATGGAAAGCGCGTTGCGGTGGCTGCTGGAAACCCTCGCTTACATGGCCGCTCACTTTGGCCCTGAGTCCGCTGTGACGGCTCTGGCACCATTTAGGGCGAGAGTGGATGTTCACGCCTCTGGTGGCCCCTTAGCGCCCGATGAGCGCCGTGCCACCATCGAAGCGTATCAGGCTGGGTTGGTGGCCCGCGAGACTGCTATCACGACACTGGGCACCGAAGACATTGATGCAGAGATCGCATTACTCGAAAAAGACCCGAACTACATGCTGGAGAAAGAGAAGTTGAAGGCGGAACTGTTTGAAGTTTGGTCTCGCATCTTTGACACCAACACTGCGGCGCAATTAGCGAAACTAGATGAGGAACAGTTGGAGATTCTAAAGACCGCGAAGGTGAACGACGATGATGAGGAAGACAAACAGCGAAACCCCGCCGTCCAGCTCGCTCAAGCAGCGTAAGCCGCGCGGCGAGCATATCGAACAGACAGCGTTTATGCAGTCGCTCGAAGATAACCCTGCCGGGGCGATGGCAGCTCTGGCAGACGAAGCCGAGCAGGAATGGCAGCAACACGCGCCAAAAGAGTTTAAAGGCTTGTTAGAAGCCGCTGAAGATGAACCGACCTAACTTCACCTGGGACGCCACGCAGAGCCGCTACCGACGCAATGGGCGCTTCGTGTCCGCTGATGCTGTTGTCGATGCAATGGATGGCTTTCTGAAGGCACAGCAAGACGATGTGGCCGATACGCTGTTTAATCTGTTGCGCGACGGTGCGGTGAATGTAAAGGAGGTGCAGTTGCTGGGAGAACGGGCCATTGCGAGGGCGCACTTGGCTTCAGCTATGGCGGCGAAGGGCGGACGCGCTCAGATGAGTCAGGCGGACTATGGGCGGGTAGGGGCGCTGGTCAGGCCAGAGCTAGGATTCTGGCGCGACCGGATGAAATCTATCGCTAATGGTTCGCCCGTCGATGGCTATGTTCGGCAGTCGTTTCGGGCTTACTTTGCCGCAGCCGCCAATACATTCTTCCATGTCGAAAATCTGGAAATGCAGAAGCGCGGCATGGACGAGTACTTGAACGTGCTCGATGACGGTGCGAACCATTGTGAGGACGGTGCGCTGCCGTCGTGCAAAACAGTGACGAGGCGCGGCTGGCGGAAGATTGGCACCCTGCCGCAGCGAGGAATCCGAACCTGCCGATGGAGGTGTCATTGCAAGTGGAAGTATCGTAACTCCGCAGAAGCGAGGGCATATAGGCCTGCTAAGTTCTCGCGCGATGTCAGAGAGGTCGTAGCAGAGATAACAGCAACTGGTGCGTTAGTTGGCGCGGAAGGGACGTCTACTGTTTTTGGCAGATCGGTCGCAATGGACCCGCAGACAAAAGAAGATATTGTATTGCGAGAGATTAGGATTGCTCAAGGCTTCGATGCGTTACCCGCACTTGGGACTGAACAGGATGTAGTCAGTGTGGTTGAGGCGAGGCGAAAGGCGGCGGGGCTGCCAGAGGAGGCCATGTCAGTCGAAGACATTCATCGCTTCGGGGTAGCAGGGGCGTTTCAGGCCAACAGGAACATCACGGCGGTTAACGACGAGGCCACCCCCAAAGAGACGCTCTTGGAGTTCGCCGAACAGTTCAGGTCAGGGCCACTCTATCACGGCCCGCAGAATCGTTACGGATCAGGCACCTATTTTTATGCAGGTAATAGGCGTCAGGGAGCGAACAAAGGAGTTGAGATCAATGCGGCATTCCGCCCTGAGGCAAGAATAATTGATTTTGATGATTTAGTAGAGCAGATGCGCCGGGATGGGTATGACCCGACCATACCGACCGGGTCTAATCCTGGTTACTACGCTGCTGCTAAGGGATACGATGCTTACTTCGTGGTCTTGGAAGATGCGAAGGACATTTATTATGTCGTATTGAATCGCAGCGCACTCATCGTGCGAATTAGCGAAAACGGGTAAGATTAAAGGTGACTAACATGAGTATTCTTGACGATTACACAAAGAATAACCCCCTCCTCTCGATTCGATTCGAAGCGGCAAGCGCCTTCTCGCCACTGGCCGACCTCAACCCCAAAGAACTCTTAGAAGTAGAGCTTGGCGTAATTCGCTGCAATAGCTGGGAAGAAGTTCCCGAACGATATCGCGCCATGATTGAGGAAGCGGAGCAAAACCGCAAGACCGCACAAGCCAACCCCAAGCCATTTACTGGTCCGGTTATTTAGGCTCGTGGCCCGCCTCCAAGCTGTCTGTACATAGCCACCATTGTGACAATTTGGGCGCAACAGAATTTATAGGTGAGACATTGAACTTTATCTACGACAAAAGCATACCCGTCGAAACGCTGGGCGCAATCAAGGATCACCTTGAGCCGCTGGCATGGCTTGTTCCTGGATGGTGCCAAAAGGTGCATGTAGAGTGGTGCAGCGAAGGCGGGGAGAATACCGCGTGCATAGACGAATGCACTGAATACGAATACCGGCGAATATCTCTCAGGTTTTACAGCGAGTGGCTTTATGGCGATGCCGACCTGAGGCGCGAACAAGTGACTCACGAACTGATACACGCATTCAGTGGCCCTCTATACGATTACGTTTACGACACAATAGAACGCCTTTTGCCGGAGAGCGATGCGCCCAAGTTTCGCGAGCACGCAATAGCAGAGCTGAAGGTTAGAAACGAGTCGTTTGTGCAAGATATGGCGTTTTGCCTTCACAGACACTTAAAGGAGCATGATGCTAAAAAGACTCGCAAGTAGTTACGCACGATTTCTCATTAAACGCGGTTACACACCACCAACTGCGTGTTACAAAGCCGGGATGCTGTTTGGTCTCGCAGGTTCTGATATCTGGCTTGCCAATGAGCAGGATTTTTTGGACAGGTGGAGTCAGGTTAGGTTGTGGCGCAGCGACCCATTAGCTGAAGCCGCTGTAATGCGCGGTGCAGGTAGCGAGATGTGTCAGGGCAATGCAGTTGTGTTTGATTTGGGACATCGCGAGGAGGGCGAATATATCCACATCAACATCGAAGCAGAACAAAAATAACTTCTAGTTTCAATCGTACTGTTTGAACTTTAGCCAAATGAGGTATAATATGATTAGCCGTAACCCCTTCAGCCACACCCCTTTTAAAGTCGGTTCCTATTCGCTTTCGAGCGACGCCACGAACCGCAACAGCCGTAACCTTTACCCAGCCGTATTCTTTGAGGCCGATGACGGTGGTAATCCTTCCGGTGGCAACAGCCCCGGCAACGAAACCCCGCCCAAAAAAGCCGACAACCAAAACCCGCAACCGTCTGCGCTTGAGCGTGCCGTGACTGACCTACTGGCCCGCAACAACAATAACAGCGATGAAGCTCTGCGAACTCTCGTAGGGCAGAACCATAAGCTATTGCAGCGTGCGGAACTTGCTGAGTCTAAAGTCGGGAAAATCCCCGATGATGTCCAAGCCGAACTAGAAGCCTATCGCGCTCATGGCAAGCCGGACGAAATAAAAACCCGTCTGGATGCTGGAGATGCCGCTATCACCGAACGGGACAGCATGGCTCGCGAGAAGTCGGTGCGTGAAGCCTGTGAACTCGCCGGGATTGATTATGCCGATTTATCTACCCGCAAGGGTGTGGATGATTGGATGTTCGAGAAAAAGACGGAAAAAGCAGCGGACGGCAAAACCGACATTGAAGTTGCTTATGTCACAGCCAAAGACGATAAGGGTCAGGACGTGACGAAGCCACTTGTTGAACACGCCTTCAATCAATTCCCGACACTGGCGAAGGCAAAGCAGGAAGCTGAGGGGCGGCGGGTGAATCCGGCGTTTAGTGGCACACCGGCAGACCCGAGGCTCGCAGATGAGGCGGCTCGTAAATCTCAGAGCAATCTCTACGCGAGCAGCAACCATTAAAGACAGGCAATGCGCGTGCATTCGCCAAAACAGGAGTGAAGCAACATGGCAAATTTAGAACTTGTCACTGCGAATGCTGTGCGCATTGTCGGTATTCCGACTACGCAGTACACGTATCCGGCTGAAGAGGCAGTTACTGCCGGACAGGCAGTGCGTTTGAGCACCACGACCGGAAAACTCACCAAAGCAAACGGCACAACGACTGCCGAAGCGCGAGTAAAGGGCATTGCGACCCGCACCCCCGAGGCTGTGGGGCTGGGTGTCACCATCCTGCGCCGTGGATTTCTGGATGGTTTCGACCTTTCCTCGCTGGCCTATGATGCCCCGGTTTATCTGAGTGACACCGATGGCCGTCTGGCGGACGGCGCTGGGACCGTCAGTGTCGTTGTAGGGCGCGTCGTTCCTGGCTTTGCCGTTGGCCTCAACAGCCCCGACAAGATTCTGGAAGTGGACTTTGCAGTTTAAGCCCGTAAGGGACTTTTACGGAGGATATAAAACAAATGGCTAATACAGTCACTTACGGCTTTTACGATTTACAAAGCGTGTTCTCGCAGCGGGTTACGGACAGCATGATCCCAACCATCAACACTGCAATCGACCGCACCATCGCAGAGCACAACCGACAGAGCAATGCCCTGTTTAACCTGCTGGTACGTCAAACCACGCAATATAAGCTTCGCTACCGCACGCCAGGAAGCGAGACCTTGCAGCCCGGTGACGAGAACGGGCGTTATCTCCCGACTCAGGGCGGATCGACCTACGATGTGGCGTTTCCGCTGCAATTTGCTGGTACTGCATGGGGTGCGAACCGCACCGCACGTATCAAGATGACTGTGGAGGAAGTGAATAACATCCTTGCGCAGAAATTGCTGGCGGATATTCGTTGGCGTCGCAATCACATTCTGGCCACACTCTTTGCCTCTGCCTCTTGGGAGTTCACCGACAAAGAGCATGGCGCGCTTACCATTATGCCGGTAGCCAATGGCGATTCGCAGGTCTACGCCATCCAGGCCGGGACCGATTCGGGCGCAACTGATGATCACCTGTACAAACAGGCGGCAGCCATTGCAGACGCCACCAATCCGTTCCCAACCATCTACGACGAATTGATGGAGCACCCCGAGAATGGCGGCGAGCCTATCGCTTTCATCTCTTCGAGCCTACGCGCCACTACTGAGGCGCTCGCCACCTTCAAAGAGTACGGCGACCCCGATATCACCGTTGGTATCGGCAATGACCGCCTGACCGGGCGCTTGGGTGTCTCTGTTCCTGGCACCGTCATTGGGAAGGCGGACAAAGTCTGGATCGTTGAATGGAAGTCACTCCCTGCTGGCTATGGCTTCGCTGTTACCAGTGGTGGCGAACCTGTTATCGGAGCACGTCAGCAGCCCGAGCCGGAACTGCAAGGCTTCCAGCGTATCGGCAGCCGTCAAGAGGTGCCATTCACTGAAGACCAATACGAGCGGCAGGAAGGCTATGGTATCTGGAATCGTGTTGGTGCGGTACCGTTCCGCATCGGCAATGCTTCCTACGCCGTGCCGACCGGCTACAGCGTCCCGATGCCGTAAGGAGGTTATTTAAATGGCTTCTTTACGAGCTATCGCTGAACGGCGCGCTGTGGTGATTGGGAGGCTGGACGGGGTAAAGACTCGTCTAGCCGAATCCCTTGGCGTGACGTTCGAAGAGCAACCACTAACCAATCGAGACCCCGAACTGTCGCAGATACAGCAGCTTGAAAACGTGGCGGGAATGCTGGAGGCGGTAGAAACCGCACTGGCACCCGCTGCCGCTGAAGTTGCTGCTGTGCTGGGCACAGAGGAACCCGAAGAGCCGAAGGAGCTAAAGCCGAAAACCGCCGAAGCTCTTAAGGCCGTGGGCATCATGGGGCCTGGCGAAAGTCAGCGCATGACAGATGAGGAACTGCTGGAAGTCAAAGGCGTTGGCCCTGCCGTTCTTGCTGAGATTCGTGAAGTCCACGGTCCTTATCTGGAACCCGAGCAGCCGGAAGGCGAATCGGACGAAGCGGAGCCGGACGCAGAATAACCCCACATGATAACCGCCCAATACCTCGTTGACGCAGTGCAGCTCACCCCTGATATGTTCGGTTCGATTATCGACTCCGAACTATCCGAAGATGAGCAAGTCGCCCAACTCCTGGAGCACGTCCAGAGCAACATTCTGGAAGGCGCTCAGAGCGAAGTCGATGCACCGCTGATGCAGGCAACGGGCGGTTATAGTGTGCCGCTGCCCGATGAAGTGATAGAGCGTCGCTTTCCCGCCTTATCCGAGGCACAGCGCGAAGCCATCAATGCCACCGCTACCCGCCTGTACGATCTCGCTATGGTCTCGTATGCCCGAAGTGAGATGAACAAGCAGGTGGCGAGTAATGCTGAGGCCTACGACCGCGACAGCGACCAAGACCGCATACAGGGCAACCAGCGGCTTGAGAAGCTGATTGCATTCGTCACAGATATTGTGTTTGGCGCGTCCACCGACAATCCTGAGACAATCGACGTGAGTGCGACTATGCCGCGTGCATCGGTAACAAAGCAGCGGGTGGCGAGGTGGTTTTACAGTGGGTAAGCTTGCGGAAACCAATCGAGCCAGAGCTAGGCGAGTAGGGCCTGAGACTGCGAGGTTACGCGGCGATGTGGCAAAGATTCTTGTGGCAGCCTTGCAAGAGGCCACCCAAACAGAACTGTATGACCGCACGCCATTACCAGTAAGTCGCAAAATGTACCGAAGTATCACACAGCGTTTTGCTGGACAGTCTGTGGTCGTGGGATATAACGGAAGGGTGGCACCATATGCGGCACTTCGTCTAGCCAAGAAAGGCCGCTCCCGTTCTGGTGGTCATGACATGACGATGGACCCTGCGAAATTCGTGCAGCGCCGCACCGCACGCAAGATAAGGCAGTTGGGGGAATTCGCGCAACGCCGCATCCTGAAAGGTTGATTTTATGCCCTGGCCAGCCGGACAGCCTGCCGCCAAAAAACTGAAGGATGAACTGCAAAGCTTCATCAACACCAAGCTTGCAGCAGCCCCGTATAAAGCCCGTCTGCCGCGTGGATTCGTTAAGGCGGTAGTGGACAAGCCGGGTAAGCGTAATGGCGGCGTGGTGGTGCTTCTACGCACTGAAGCGGATGAAGGGCAGCCGCATCGCTACCACGATGGTACCGGTCAGGTGATGGAAGAGTTTCACCGTGTCGGTATGGCAGTGCAGGGCGATGAACGTGCGGGCGCTATGGAGGCTCAGGAAGCTGTTTATAGCGTGCTAAAAAGCCTGTTTACGAATCCAACCATATTAGCCGAACTGATTGCGCTTGGCATTTGCGATGTGCGGGAAAGTTCCGAAGGGATGGATTTTGGCGATGATACCGAGTCGAGCCGCGTGCTCACTCTGACGTGCAATACAGATGTTTATCTTTGATGTTTATTTGTGAGGTGCAAGCGTGCCGATAGTTAAAAGTGAATACACCTACTCACTGACCCGCAAGAACGGTAACTCGTTCGTCGTGGGAGTTGGCGAGACAAGGGTGCCGGAGTATTTGATGCCGCAACTTCTGGAAGCGGCGGAGCGGCGTAACAAAAAGATTGAGATTATCCCGGCGGTGCCTGAAGTTGAAGATGATGACGCCCCGCGCGAAGTGGACAGCATTGTTGTCTCTGCAGGTGATGTCGTTGAACCTTTCGGCTCTGTGACTACGGGCGACGTGACTTCTAAAACATCAAAGGCAGGTGGTAAGTAATGGCCGAATCCCAAAAGGATATTAACAGCGTTATCAATGTTGGCGGCGCTCTTGACCAATGGAACGGCGTGTCTATTTCTGGTGGCGCTCTGGTTCGCTATGACACGAAGCCAATTGGCGGGAAGCCATCTGCCGACTATGATGCCGATGAACGCGAGCCGCTCACCATATTGCTCAGAATGCGCATCACCGGGGCAGACCAAGCGGCCCGAGATGCTAAGATCGCACTTTACGCTAGGGGCACGAAGTTTTCATGCAAAGCTTCTCCGTCAGGCAGTGGCGACATGAAGATTACGGGACTGGATGCCACCGGCTCAGACTTTATCGTAACCGAGGCACCTATGGAACACACACGTGGGGAGAACTCGGAACTGACCATGACGCTTACCGAATCCGGCCCGACCCCAGCCTAGTGACTTATGAACATTGAAGACCTCAATCCGCCATCCACTTCCGTCGCCTCGCTCGATGCGCTTAAAGCCAAGCTCAAGGAACGCAGCAAGCCGGACCTGGCGAGCCTGAAGCGTGTCGAGCATAAGGGCATAGGTGAGACGTTCCTGATTCGTCCCATGAACCGCGAAGGCTATCAGGCCGTGGGTGCGGCTGAAATACTACCGGATATAGCGCGTGAATGGCCGATACCGGATCGACTGAAGTTCCTTCAAAACAACGGCGACCGCGCCTATCTTCTGCATGGCTTATATCTCGAAGGTGGAGAAAAGCCTGATCTAGAGTTTGTCGAAGGCCTAATGAATGGCCCGTGGGAAGCCGATAACCGGGTTTTACTGCATGCCATTCGTGACGTGAACCCGCCACAAGATGTGCTCGTTCAGGAATACCAAGCAACAGTTAGTTCAACTCGGTTTGCCTTTGTTTTCTATCGCCTAGCTGTTCAAGCCGGATTTTTGGACAAGATGCGGGACTGGCTGTTAGTCGATGGCGAAACGCCTGAAGCCCTGGCTATCGCTGAAGACCTGCGCAAGTGGGAAGAAACCTTGCCCGCTTTCGAAGCTCTCATGGAAGCCCCTGAAACTGCCAACCATTTCGACATTCAAGCCTACAACCGCGAACCCGCTGAATAACTTCTATGGCCAACTCAGTCGATAAGATCGTTCTCCAATACGTCCACCAGAACCTTCCGCAGATTCGGCGCGGGTTGCAGGATTATGCTGGCTCATTGGACACGGCGGAAGCGAAGACGGCAAGGTTTACAAGCACGTTACTTGGTGTCGGTGCGGTTGGTTCGACAGCGTTTGCGGCAATGGGTGCGGCTTCTCTGAAAGCCTACGGACAAATTCAGCTTGCCGAGATTGGGTTCTCGAAGTCGCTGGGCAGCATGGAAGCGGCCAAGGCGAAGATTGCCGAACTCAAAGAGTTTGACCGTCAATCGCCTTTCAACTTCCAGGAGTCGGTAAAGGGCGCTATGCGGCTCAAGGCGGTAGGTTTTGAGGCTGGCGAGCTAAAGAGTGTGCTGACGGACATTGGCGATGCAGCGGCAGGCACAGGCGGCACTACCGATGACTTTATGGGTATTGGGCGGGCCATTGGGCAGATGCGGTCCAAGGGTAAGGTCTCGATGGAAGAGATTAACCAGTTGGCAGATCGCAATGTCCCGGCGCTTCAAATACTTCAGAAACAACTCAAACTTACCGATGACGAACTGACTAACTTAATGGCGGGCAACCACACCATTAAGGCCGACAAAGCTATCCCGGCGCTCCTCAAGGGCTTCAGGGAGCTTTACGGCGGGTCGATGCTCGAAGCGTCCAAAACGTTCCCCGGCCAAGTCAGCAACCTTCAGAGTGCGGTGCAGCAGTTGGGCGCGGCGTTGGGCGAAGTCGCTGTGAAGGGTGCGGGGATTGGTGCCAGCATCGAAGACTTGACGAACTTCACTGATGCCACCACTGAGTTCATCAAGAATAATCCAGGCTTAGTCCAAATGGCCCTTACTATCGCCGGGGTAACAATCGGTGCCACCGCACTGGCTGGCGCAGGCATGAAAGTCGTGTCGGTGTGGCGTGAAGTCTTTGGCGTTCTGGGCAAGGTTACAGCGGCTAATAAAGCGGCGCGCGCGGCTCAGTTGGCTGAAACCGCAGCAGAGGCCGCCAAAATCCCGGTAGGCAGCAAGCAAACCCAAGTTTTAAATGACTTGGGCGATGCGGCACTGGATACCGGCAAGAAAATGACGTTGCTTCAGCGCACTCAGGCATGGATGACCAAGCCTTTGGGTGCTGGTGCTCGCACGGTCGGAGCTTTTGGGCAAAGTACGTACGCTGTTTCGCGAGGTGCAGCCGTGGGCGGTGCGGCCATCGGTGCTGCTGCCGGTTATGGTGCCTACGACGACTATGCCTCTATGGGCGGCGATGGTGCTGCCGCAAAGGGAATGGCTACGGGTGTGGCTGCCGCCGCCGCTTCGATGTTTCTGCCTGGTGCCGCCATTCCTATCGCTATCGCTACCGGCTTTCGCTATGCGTTTAATGAAGCCGTGAACCGGCCAATGGAGCGCGAAGCTGAAGGCAGTCGTAGTTCGCAACTGAGCGAGGAAATTGCAGGGCGGGGTAAGTTGTCGTTGCGGCAGCAAAGCGAAGCCTATTTTGGTAAGGCAGCAACCCTCGAAGATGAAGCCAACAGCCTCACCTCTGGATTCTTCGTTACCGACCGGGAGCGCAGGCAGGCTGAAGAGTTACGCAGTGAGGCCGGTATGGCACGCATGGTAGCCAATTCACGTAGGCGGCAGGCGGACGGGCAGGCAGGGGCAGCGCGAAGCACAGCGGACGAAGCATGGCTCGCATCAGAGCGTGAAAAGAACTTTGCAGCCGCACGACAGACAGGCGAAGTGATTGGCCGACAGGGCGGGCGCAAGGTGATGGTGGAACTGACGCTATCTGACACGCAAGGCGACCGGCACGCAAGGCAAACCCGGTTTAATACCCTGACCCCTTCACCGGCTTATTGATATGGCAGACCTTTGGTATGAAGATTTTAAACCCGCAACCTCCGGAGGCGTGCTGCCGATCAAGAGCATGGCGAAGAAGTTTCGGTTTAAAAAAGCCATTATCTGGCAAGTCAATCTAACGAGTGAAGGCATGTCAGGCGTGACGGCCACCGGTGCATTCACGGTGACATTTACCAGTCCTGGCGGCAAGGTGCTTTATAAATCGACTATTGGTATCCGGTTGTTCATGGTGGGGCTGGGGCTTCCCGGCATCATCTTCTTTACCTGGAACTATGTCAATGACACGTTCGATACCGAGATAGCCGGGGGAGTCGATGTTACTGATGCCACCATCGGGCAGTATTTGCAGGGCGGCACGGCAGCAAGTGAGCAAGGGCTGCTGTTACCGACTGAAGGGCAGGAAAGTACCAACGCCGTCGCCACCATCGTCGCGGACTGGTATTCGCCAATTTATGTGAACCATCGGTTACCCAAAGGTACAAAGGTCACGATCACAAATGACACGTGGGGATTCGGGCCAAAGACAGTTGAATATGCGTGGGCGTTCGAAGAAGGTAGCGATGAACGTGTTGATACGACTATCAGCGGCATGGGCGCGTTGCTCTCTGCGCGGGGCGTGGGTGAGTACACGCAGGCAGGGCAGGCATGGCGCGGCTATCAGATTTATCATGGCGGTGGGTATGTGCCGGGTGTGTCGCCCTCGCTCATGGAAGATGATGACGGGTTGCTGATACTGGCGGTTTATGACGAAGAAAAAGGCTATATCGAATATCAGTCACGATTTAGCGGACGGCATCGGTGGGAACGAATTAAATACGTGAACCCCGAGACTGCCGAGATTGAAGAACAAGTCATTTTTGAAGCCGGTGTAACGATGCCAAAAACAGTGCGACTTAAAGACGGGACACGACTTGCCCTTGCTATTCAGGGTGAGCGTCTTGTCGTGCGTCGTATCGAGCGCAATATTATTCAGGCCGTCATCGATGTTATGGAAGCCGATAGCGATGAGAGTTATTCGATGGAAGAGGATGAGACCGGCAAAGTGCTGATTGTGGATGGTTCGGGCTTGCCAGCGGCTGAATCTCTCAATGGTGGTCGTCGCTGGGCTGCTGTGGCGGAGGTGGTGGCCTAATGGCACGTCACGCTGTCCGCTGGTATCCGCGTATGTCTTTGACGCGCTGGCCGCAACCGGCGCATCCGCCGTTCTACATCGACTTCATGTCGAATCAGTTGGCGACGATGGGCGTTATCGCGCCTGGCCAAACAACGAACCTGCAATGGACTGATTTGGACGAAGGGCACGAAGAAGATTTTGATGGGATGCCGGGGCTGCCCGCAAAGATTAAAGCGCAGGCTATCACGCTGCCCTATTCGATTGAATGGCGCAACAGCAAGTGGACGGACTGGCTGCACGAACCATCGGCACAAGAGCAGGCGGAGCGGGAACTGGCGAAGACGGCAGTGTTGGCGGAAATTGAAGCCCTGACGCCTAAAGTCAATGCGGCCACCGGTGACGAAAAAACCAAGTTGCAGGAATTGCTCGACCAAAAGATAGTCGAGCGCGATCAGTTGAATGATGGCTCTTATAGCTATTTCATCACTGCTTATCAGTATCTGAATAGCGGCGTGAGCGGTATCAAGTGGGAGTTGCAGGCGGCCAATGTGCCGGTCGTTATCAACAGCGTATTCACGTTGGGGCGCAACCGCGCCTTCTCTCTTCGTCTTTACCGCTACAAGGCACCCGAAGGGCAGGCGCATCATGATTACACCATTGAGTTCGGCAACGGTAAGACACTGTACGCCATTGTGATTGGCGAAGATGGTAACAGCGCCCATTTTATCCACTATCGGCCCGTAAACGCCAAAGGCAGCCCTAAGAGCGCCAAAGAGCGGCAGGACAAGCTGGCGGAGCTTGAGGCTATTCTGGATCGGGGAAGGCTGACGGTGGCGGAGCGGGCGCAGGTGCTGACGTGGGAGCAAAGGATTGCGGTTCTTCGGGCCAAAGACGGCAAGCCCAATACGGCGGACAGTGCGGAAATTGAATCGCTGCAAACTCAGATTCAGGCGCTGAAGGACTCCAAGCACCTAACGGCAGACGATGAGCAACAGCGCAAGGATTTGGAATACGAACTTTATCTTGAAAAGATTGCGTTTAAGCTGAACGAGGAAGCCGTAAACATGATTGGCAGGGCCATTGATATTACTGTTCAGTTCCTTCAGTCGGGCTATGTCGTGGTGCAGGTGGATGACTCGCGCTTTGTTTATGAGAACAAGCGCCTGACAGAACTGGGACAATATGGCACCGGACTTCCCGCCGGTTCGCGCATCACGCTTAAAAGTAATGGCGGCGTCTGGGGCGTCGTATTCGGGCATCCCAAATATGCCAACTACGGCACCGTGCTCACTCAACCGTTCGATATCCCGTATCCATTCTCTAATGACAATGTGGTTCTCACCAGCGATTCGGCTTACGACGAAAACGAGACTGATGTGCAGTTGGAGCTTATCGAGATTCGAGAGGAAGCCACTTACGGCGATATCGTTATCTCTTCGCAGTTCCAGCTTCAGCTCACCCTCGTATCCGACAACCGCAGCTATACGCCCGAGGTCTATCGCATCGCGTGCCATATCAAGGCAGGGGGTACACCCGCATTGGGTGCCCCAGTGTGGGATTCGCAAGTTCAAGGCGAGAACGAACTGTCACCATCGGGCAACCATATCAAAGACTTGCTGATTGAGGGCGATAGGCGGCGCGGGTTGAAGGCGACGGTGGTACTGCACGCGGCAAGCGCACCACCGCTGAACATATCGGACTGCGCCGCTCTGCTGTGGCTCTATGACCGCGATAACGAAACCAATGTAACGATGATGACCGGCGGACGCCCTGTTGCCCATGAGACGGGCAGGGTGGGGGAGATTTCCACCGCGTCAGGATTTGCCACGATTGGCCTGGTGGGTAGCGAAATCATTCTCGAAGTAGTTGGCCCTGAAGCGTGGCTTGATAAGAACATGGTGGCGCTGGTTCCGGCAGATGGTGAGTTCCCCAATGATGCCATGCGCACGGTCTGCCGCGATCTGGGTATGCCTGAATCTCTGTATGCCAATATCCCAGCGGGCAATATTGGACTTCGGCGCATCAAGCCGCCCAAGCCCGGTAAGTTTCCTCTCGTGAAACCAAGTCAGAATGCGCGGGGATGGGAATGGCTGCAATACCTGTCTAAGAACTTCTGTCCTGGCTATGACCTGTATAGCGATAAGGATGGAATCAGGCTATCCAAGTTCTCAGTACGGAATCGGCCCGAACTCACCTATGATGGCCCGAATAATGTGAGCTATCTCAGTCCGCTTTGTCTGCGTAATGAGTTCAAGATGGTCAAGGATATTCGGCGCTACCTGACCGGCGTGACGGTTATTGGAGCACGTGACCGATTAACGGGCCAGCGGTATGTGCAGACTGAAACGATACCGCAAGCGACTGAGCCGGGGTTTGAGGACTCGCTGTTCTGGCTGGGCAACGATAGCATCGATACCATCGGGCCGGATGACTCACTGACGGATGATGCGATGTGCTTGCAGGTGGCGCGGGAAGAGTTGAATATTCGGCCTGAGACCCCGCAAGGACTGCCGCCGGTATTCGGGCCAGGGGAGATAGATTTCGACCCGTCGCTGGTAACTGGCGACATGCCGCGCTTATTTGGTATCAAGGCCATTATCAACAACATCGAAGCCGGGGCACTGGCAGGCGATAAGGGGCAGCGCATGGTGGTGGACTTCCAGATTGCGGAGGACATGGATTATGCGTAATGAAGACGATCTGCGCGCCAAAGAAATAGTCAGGCAGGCGAGACCGGCGGGCTTTTCGTCGCGCATGAATGCGGGCGGTAGCGGCACCTTTGCAACCGGTGGGCGAACCACGAGCACCAATGTTGGCAATGACGGCAAGGTAAGGCGACGCTGGCTGGTAGGTAGTCCCTGGACAGATGATTTTTACTTTGTTCCTAGCAAGTTTCGGGAGATGAATGGATGAGGTCTTTACCACGCGTACTGCAAGAAATATTCGATACCGGCATCATCTTCACGCCCGATAATTTCGAAACGGCATGGGATGCCACCATGACGGAACTGGAGGCCGCCTTTGCTGCTGGCGGCTTTGGCTCCAGCACGGCGGCATCTGCCTATCTCGGCAATGGCCGCCTTGTCACCACTGCCGATACCAATGGCGCTCCAGTATTGCCTTCTTCGCCCTCGCTCACCATCAAACTCCCGGACGGAATGCAGTGGGTGCATCAGGGCACGCTTTACGCGCTTGATGAAGATGTCATTATTTCGGGTGTGACGGCCAACTTTACCGGGTGGGGCAAGCTGACGCCAACAGTCGATCCAGACGACGACACGGTAACATGGTCTGCCACCTGGCACGCCTCAAAGCCTGCCGCAGGTTCGGGCATCCTCGGCAAAGTCGTTACCGATGTTGATTCAGTAAACAGCATCGATACGACTGCCGCCGAATCGGACATTATCCCTACGCTGGCATTGCAGCAATCTCGTTACCTTTCGATGCTCGCACGCCTGGATACGCTCGAAGCTGGTGGTGGGGGAGGCGGCGGTGGCGGTCTCACTTATGTCGGCACCGGCCCCTGGCTGCCTTCTCCCGGCGATACACGGGCATCGCGCATCGTTATCGAAGAAATGGTTGCAGCGGCGCTGGCACAAGCACTGGCGGCGATCTCGACTGGCGGGTTGCGGCCTCAAGCATTGCCGATGGACAATCTGCGCTCACTGATCGATGCCTGCCTGCGCGGATTGGGCGAATCGAACCCTCCCGGCCCCTCACGCGCTCACGCTGCTACCATCGTGCTCGGTGTCCGCGGCGACGGCAGCGGTGATACGGAGAATCATATCGGAGACCATACGACAACCATCGATACCGATGCTGGGGAGATTGAACCATGAGCAACTTCCCTGTGCTTCGAGTCGATGACTCCATAGAATACGACCCGTTAATCGATGTGCAGCCTAAAGAAGCGTTTTATGCTCACGGTAAATGGTGGTATGGGCAGCAATGCACCGTCTGGAAAAGCGACGACCGTGCTTATGGTGGGCCGTGGGACTTCGACCGCTTCGGGCGCTGGCTGGGCGGCGGCGCGATTCTGGCTGTGCCGAAAACGTTGCGCGTGGTGGGCGTGACAACTCCCGGCACCACCGTCACCAGCGGCCTCGACCCAGTGTGCCATGTCGCGACCGGGCAAGCGATGGTAGCCAGTTGCGGGATGCATGAATGGGCCGGAATGCCTGCAAGTGCAAACCTTGAATGGAAGCTCTACAAAGCCTCTGACGGCACGGTGGCAGATAGCGGCGTTGCTGTGGTCACTACGGCCACCGTGGGCGCTAATACGTGGGGCATTGATGCTCAGGCAGCCGGTTCATACCTGCTGTGCGCTCACCTGCAAAATGTCACCCGCCCCTATGTGCTGCCACCTGGTTACGAGATGGATGAGGATTATCTGTATGTCGAATCGACGGTTGAATATGGTTGGAACCCGATAGAAGATGTGGGGCGGCCACCGCTTGACCCGCTGCATCCGTTATGGGTTCTTCGGCGCTCGCTACTCGAAAGCGGACAGACTACCGACCCGCCCGAATACACGCCTTATCGCATCAGTTCGACGCCGCAGGATGGCGAGTGGAGTTTCTTGAAGGTTCGTGTGGGCGCAGGTGATGGTTCGGATTCATGGACAGTCGGTGCCAATGTCATCCCGAATCCTGGCGCAGCGCTGGTCAAAGACACGGCGGGTGTGCTGAGTGACGTCGCCTTCGACCCGATGGCACGCAGCGTAACCGCCTACGCACAAACCTCGCTGGGCACGCTCATTGGCGGCAACCGCGCTACCGATACCGGGCCGGTCATGTATCTGGGCAAGCTGAATGCAGATGGTAGCGTTGATTTGCTTGGCTTGGACCTGAACCCGAGTAATGGCCTATGCGAATGTGCGAAGGCAGACCATTCGGTAACGCGCATCCTTGAACTCAGCAACGGCACCATCCTCGTCTTGAGTAAGTGTTCTCTGCACAAATACGACCCTGACGCCGACATTGGGGACGCGCTACCCGGTATCCCGTTGGCGACCGATGGCCAACCGGGCGGGCAGTGCATCATCGAAGTGGCAGGCAAGACATATCACCTGACGGAGTATTTTGGCGGCGATCCGGATGAGGAAGCGTTGCACTTCTACAACGCCATGCTGGTGCAGGAAGGGCAAAGCCGCGTGCGCAGGGCAGGCACGGTGTTTCATGGTCCTAGCTCAATGACCAAGTGGCTCGGGCTGCCGTATGGTGTGACGCAGGATAAGAACTTTGGCGAAGACGGGGCATTGCAGCGCATCACCTGGTGGACAGGCAAGGACTGGTCCCAGGCATCAGGCGCTATCTATGAAGCTCGCACGCACAACTGGCAGCACATGGAAACTGGTGGCGATAGCGATGGCTCCTATCTCATCGTAACGGGCCGTAACCCGCTCTCTGTGGACGAAGATGGCGAGGAAGGCACTGAAGGCGAAGGCGGTATTTGCGTTGTCGGCACGCAATACGGCTGGCAAGAGATGAATTTTCCGTATCGGATGCGGCGCATGACTAAATCGCTGGTGAACGGTGAATACATCATTGCGGGGCCGGGGCGGCGTGTTGTTAATGGGGCGATTGAAGATAAGTGGCGGATGCTGAAATTTACAGGCCGTCCGGTTAAGGTGTGCGGATTCTGGAATGTCACCGCACAAGCATTTTTGTTCTCACAGACAGACCTTGTAGCAGCAGGATTTGATTTAACCAAGCTACCGGCCCGCTTGATGTGGTTCGAGGATTTGGCGGCAGAGGGTGGCGGCGTGTGGCGAGCCAGCGGGTTAGAATCGGCAGCACCGCCCTTTCTTGACCGCTACCAGCACACAGCCTCAGTGATTGGCTATCGCCCCGGCAGCGGCGTTGTGATGCCCTACGACCCCGCTGTTGGCTATGACGCGATTTGCTTTGTGCTTCGCACCGATGGCGGAGTGGATACCTGGATACCACCGACCCCGCAGTGCAACCATTCTGCCTGCGCGAAAGACAAGATGCCCGAAGGCACCACCTGGACGGTTTACAGCAAAGAGATTCACGACATGCCGTGGCCGGGGTTGCAGGTCGATGATTTGGATAAAGACAGGCCACTCGAAGCACATCAGGCCATTTACCCGATTCTTTGGGCAAGGGTCGATAGCGATGCTGACCAGGACGATTTAACGACCTATACCAAGCGTCTCACCTTCGGGCAGTCGAAGCTACTGATGGACGAAGCCAAAGAGAAAATCGAGGTCATTGTCTTGACTGCTCCGAGTTGCCCTGACCATGAACCGCCGGGAATTATCATAGCCCCTTAAAATCATGCCAACACTCTCACTAACTCTTATCGAGCCGGTAGAAGATGCCGCATTGTCCGGCGTCACAAAAGTGCGCTATTCGTATTCGGATAATGGTGGCGCTGTCACGGCTCATGCTGTTGTAGACCAAAATGGTGCGAGCCTCGGCACGCCGGTGCGCATCAGCGGCACGACGCAGGCCGGGGTGATGGAAGTGGTGTGGGATACGCGGGACTGGCCTAGCGACCCGCTCGCAGTCACGGCAAGGGCCACGGGTAGCGATGCCGCCATAGTCAGCGACAGTGCCGCCGTCACGCTCTCCAACTCCATCAGTGCTCAAACCAGTTACATGGATATCGAGCTTGACCAAGCTCCCGACGCTGGCAATGAGTTCGAGCACGCGCATCTGGCTTTGGAGCGTCCGGCCATCAGCGCGAACCCGCGCCGTCAAAGTTGGATGTTTATTGGCGTGCGGACTGAGGCGATGGAAACGGATTTAGAAGATGCCGAGGAATCGGCGGAGCACTGGGATGAGCACCAGCCGGTAGCGCCCCATGTGGACGTGCTGGAGCCTGCTCTGGGGCTTCGTCCTGAGCGTGCGCAGATACGGGCCTATGATTATCTGAAGCCACCAGGGCAAGAGATTACTTTCAGGCTCAAGTTCGTGCCGGTCGAATCTTACGACGGCCACGAGACCGGACTGGAACGAATCGTGAAGATTCGCCGCATCTCGGACGGTTTGTATTTTGTTTTTGCGCGCAACATGGACGGCAGCGAGGCGAAGTTTTATTCGTTCGATGGCGATGCCCTGACTTTGCTGGAAACGGGCAGCGACTACGAGAATGGGACAGATACAGCGGCAGCGGCCGCTGATGCTGCACTGATAGGCACCGACTTGTATCTCGTTATCCCCTTTGGCCTGCTGCATATCGACCGCGCACCCTCCAGCATCCCCAAAGACAAGACGCGGGGTATTCTGGCGTGGGGCGAGACTCGCACGCTGCAATTCGTGGAAGGTGTCGGCACAACGCTGATGGCGGTTTATGTCGATGCTGGGGCAATGAGCAATAAGACGCAGGTTTACAGCATGGACGCCACCGGCCTGCATCCCAAGTACACCATCAGCGAAGCGGTCACGATGACCTATGTGCATGGCGGCAATCTGTGGATGGCTGCTGGTCCCAAGCTTTATAAGTCGGTGGGCGGCACCTCGGCACCAACCCTTGATAATACGTTCAGTGATGACATCACAGCGCTGGGTATCAATACCGTGGCTTTGGCAGATGGCAGGCGCTACGTCTATTCTGGTTCGTGGACAACGGTGGATTCAGCCGGGGCTACGGCAGGTGCGGCCATCAATCAGGCCAATCTCGGACTAACCACGTTAGATGCAGTCGAAACCCTGCCCTATGCGGCCTATGAGGAATCTCTGGACCTGTTCGTGAAGCCAGGGGCGACATGGGTGCTGGATAGCGAGATAGAGGCGCTGGCGGGCATGGCGGGCACCGATGACCGTATCACAGTGCTGGAGCCATACGAGAAAGAGATAGAACCTCCGGTCGATACCGAGGGCAGTGTAGAGCCGGGAGTTTATCGGCGGGGCTTGATAATCGGCACCGGGGATAGCGGGCACCTGTATCTGTTGGAGCGGGCCGCCATTGATGAAAGCATGGGTGCGGTCAAGGTGTCGGCGCTTGGCTCCACGGCCTGCGTCATCCCGACACAGCGAGCGATTTCTACCGAGGACGAATAAATATTATGAATATGCCAATGCGCACACCACGCGCCAATATCGTTGTCTTGCGCTTCCTGCTGTCGGTTGAGGCAGCGGCGCTGGGCAAAACCCACGTCGGCACCATTCAGCTCAATGGACTAGCGATGGCCAACTGCCCTCCTGACATCCCGGCGTATCTGTCGCAAGTGACCGGCGTGCGGCTGGGCGATGCTACTGTGCCTGAAGGTGTCACGGTGAGTATTGACGGCGGGGCCAAGCAAAGCGGCGACAACCCGCGTGAGACCATCCTGGATGCCTTGCGCCTCTGCATTCAGGTGGCAGACGATGCCGACACCTTTGACGATGTGCCCCTCACGGTGATGGCGGAATTTGCGTTTACCGAAAGTGCCACGCCGGTAAGTCCTACGGGGATTCTCTCGGTCATTTCCCCGAGTGTTTCGCCGCCGTTTGTGGTGACGACCGATGGCGGGGTGTCGGTGAATGCTTCTTGGGTAGAGATTTCGCGCAGTGGCACCGTGATAGAGGGGCCAACGAACTATGTCGGCTCGTGGGACGTGGCGACGAATACGCCAACGCTGATTGATGGCACTGGCACTGTGGGAGACTTGCTGATTGTGAGCGTGGCCGGGACGCGCAATCTGGGCAGCGGTTCGATAGTCTGGGGCGTGGGCGATGCGGCTGTCTACAATGGCACGATATGGGAGCGGATAGAGGTGGCGGCTGGTGACTATGCGGTGAAGTCCGAGGCCAATACGTTCCTCGATCAGCAAACCATTGTGTCGTCTATCGAAGAGGCGGGAGCGTTCCATTCGCGCATCCGCACCCGCACGAGCCGGGGCACCGTGGCAAGCCCTACGGCGGTGGATAGTGGCGATGTTATCGGCGCTTGGACAGCGGCGGGCTATGACGGCTCGGCGTTCCCCACAACGGGCAACGCGGCTGTGGTAGGGACTGCCACCGAAGACCATACGCCGACCGATCACGGCACCAATATTAGTCTCGGCTTTACCCCTAATGGCGAGACTACGCGCACCGATGGCTTGGTGGTAGATGAGGCCGGGGTATGGGTGCACAATCAGATTCGATTGCCGCAGCTCGCTTCGGCACCAGCGACCCCTGCGACGGGTGAGACAATAATTTATGCCCGCACAGATAACAAGGTTTATTCTAAGGACGATACCGGGGCGGTTGTCGAGTTGGGTGCAACAGGCGGAGGTGGAGGCGGTGGCACCTCTATTTACTTCAATGTGAAGGATTCGCCCTACAATGCCACCGGTGACGGTAGCACAGACGACACCACGGCTATTCAAGCCGCCATTGATGCCGCTGAAGTGGCGGGCGGGACGGTTTATTTTCCACCTGGCTCGTATAAGGTTACAGGACTGACCATTGCCGCCAATGGCGTGCAGTTGTTGGGCGATGGCAATGCTTCCCAAATTCGCATGAGCAGCGCGACGGGCAATACTCTGGCCGTGGATAGCTCTTCGCAGCGGCACAGCATCGCCGTGCGCAACCTGCGTTTCTATCCATCGGTAACGCGCACGAGTGGGGCGGAGATTGCGGCAGAGCACTTCGCCATTCTTACGCTGTCCGACCTACAATTTAGCACCTGTTTTCATTGCGTTAATCTTGGCAACACTTCGAACATGAGCGTGATTGCGTTCATTAAGAACATTCGCGCTGATACCTTTACGCGCTTTTTGTATATGGTTCGATGCTTGGATATTTGGGTATCGGCGTGTAGCACCGATGCGGCGAAGGTGGGTGCCGGATCAGTCATTGTTGAAGGCGGTTGCGAAAGCTGCTCATTCTCTTTGTGTGACTTCGTGAACTCCGCGAATGATAATACTACCGGCACCGGGAATTGCTTGCACCTGAAGGCGGTTGATTATGCGGTATCCCCGCCCCAATATTGTAGCTTCTCACAATGTTACTTTGACTCGCACCAACACGGATTATACGGTTCGGCAGGACGCGACATAACATTTGATAACTGCTGGTTCTCCGCTCGCCCTGGGGTTGGCGCTGTGGTAAACGATGTTTCGTGCGAAAGTTACGTATTTAATGCTTGCCGGTTCGAAAACTGCGGAATCCACGGGCTGCTTATTAACTTTGGCACTGACCATGCGGCGCACAATTGCCAAGCCATATCAAACAACTTTGGTGCAACTGACGGCAAGGGCATTGAGGTTGGCGCGACGGTAGATGGCTTTACTCTTACAGGGAATCGCTGCTATAACCGTTCAGGTTTTGGCGGAGTTCAAGAATACGGCATATTTCTTAATTCTGGATGCGATAATTGTATCGTGCAGCACAATGACTTGCGAGGCAATGATTCTGGCGGCCTAAACGACATAGACGGGCCAGGCACTTCGCGGCTAGTGGCTGTCAATCTAGGGGCATAGTATCTTTAAGCTGTGCTACGCAACTTTCTAAATAGGCAAGCGCAAAAGGCTGCCCCCGATGGATTGCTTAAGTCTCGCCTTTGCCAACAGAGCGACCTAGAGACTCCATCATTCCTTGAATGGGCAGAGGTGTTTCGTTCGCCTATTAGGATGCACCGTAAGTACTGGGAGCTATGTTACATTTGCCAAGCGCTAGATGAACGCGGCTTGTTGCGGCTTAACTCGAAAGGGCTTGTGTTTGCCGTTGGCGAGGAGCAACTGCCCGCCGTGTTTGCCTCTCGGGGATGTTCAATTGTTGCGACTGACCTAGACGCCAATGATGCCCATGCGTCGGGGTGGGTGGAAAGCAACCAGCACGCGGCGTCTCTGGAAAAGCTAAATAAAGATGGTCTCTGTGACCCTGCTACCTTTAACGAGCGTGTGACCTTTCGACCGGTGGATATGAACCACATTCCCGCCGATCTGATGCAAGGTGAGTTCGATTTCGTATGGTCGGCGTGCTCATTCGAGCATTTAGGGTCACTCAGGCGTGGTCATGACTTTGTTTTAAATTCCCTGAAGTGTTTACGCCCCGGCGGGGTCGCAGTGCATACCAGTGAGTACAACTGTTCAAGTAACTGGCGGACGTTGGAATCTGAGGGGCTATCCATCTATCGCAAGCGCGACATTCAAGCGCTTGCGCGCGACATTAGGGCCACTGGTTGCCGGATTGAGATTGATTACAGGCAGGGCACTTTGCCATACGACAAGCACGTGGATTTGCCGCCATATTCGTGGGATAAGCACATTAAGCTATTGCTTGAAGGCTTCGTAACCACGTCTATCGGGCTGATTATTGAGAAACCATCTTAGGGTTTATAGACATTCGCCAAATCCCGCTCCGACTTCTCAATTTCCCGATCTAACTCTTTTATTTCCAGTTCAATGTAACCGGGCCTCGAAGTGGTGCGCAGATTATCGATCATGCCATTCCGCCGACTTCTCATTTCGGCAATCTCAGACTGAAGCCGTGCAGCGCGACTCTCCCTATACCGTGCGTCTTCGCGGACTCTACGCTCTTTGCGCTCGTCTTCTATGGTTTGCATCTTGAGTTCGCGCTCATCGAGATATTCGCGTGCCTCTGCCTGCCTTGTCTCTGCGTCTGGGTGAGGTGTCGGGGTGACAAAGCCGGGAGGGTAGGGAACATCACCGCCACAAGAAACCGTCCGTTCTGTGGATGTCTTCTCCGCAAGCACCTTGTCCCCAAGAACGATCTGAACTGTGATAGGCTGGACCACCGGCTCGTAATCGAATGGGCGGGTGCAGCCTAAGTATAAGTTCGTCCCACCAGCAGCTTTTATCGGCATACTCCAGTCGTTGCCACCAATTGCTTTCATGGACTGGCTGCCATATTTATAGTGAATCTCTGAGCCATTTGGCGCTCGCACGACCTTGAACGTGATTTCGTAAGTACGATTTGGTACTGCTGTGGCCGATGTCGTAGTCGAAACTGTGTTAGTCGTGGGTGCGGGTGAATCCACAGGGGACGAACCGCAGCCAGCAAGGCAGGCGCAAAAAAAGGCAAGTACGAGGGATATTCTCATACTTGCCATTGTAGCACGATATTCACTCTTCCCACTTATGCTTATTTGGCGGCTTAGTCTTCCCGTTCTTAATATCCTCGTCCTGGCGATTGGAAAGCACCACGGCAGCGATAGTGGCTGCTATGGCAATGAAGGGGAGTAGGAAGCCGAGCATAGGGCTATTGTAGCACTAAGCAACCAATTTATACTGAGACCATGAAAATTCTTTGGGCGTTATTTGCAGATGAGATTATTGAGTTGGATCATGAGCAGTATGACATCAAAGGTGTTCGTCATTCGATTGCCAATGAGTCGTACCCTGTAACGAGACAAGTGAATCTGATTGTGCAATTACGAGCGGATACTGAAGATTATGGCCACGATAACAGTATTTTGGTCACGGTGATGGCTCCGCGCGGCAACTCAATGGATAAATGGAATGTGGTTGTAGCGTTCGATTTACCGCAGAACCATGAAGATTACAGCAAGTTAATTCAGATCGTGGCCCCAATTACCATGACATTCGATGCCCCAGGCAGGTATTTAGTTCATCTCGGATTTCGCGGAAAAACAGTATGGGAACTGCCCCTTGAGGCGAATGTAATATAGTGCCCCGTCAATAAACGTACCACGCCCCTGTCAGTCAATGGCCGGGGCGTTTTGTTTGCCCTTTTTCGGGTAAACTTAACAAAGTCGTCATAGCAATTAGGAACCAACATTATGGGATTTACGAAGTCCGGCCCGCGTGGCCCGCAAGGTGAACAGGGGACACAGGGAATACAAGGCATTCAGGGGCCGCAAGGCACACCGGGCACTAATGGAACGAACGGCACCAACGGCGCTGATGCGTTCCAGCCAGCCACCGAAACATTCCTCGCCAGTGGCACCTACAACATCCCGGCAGCCGCTAAATACCTCGACATCACTTGCATTGCTGGCGGTGGTGGTGGTGGTGCAGGGCGGCGCGATGCAGCAGGAACGGCTCGTACAGGTGGCGTGGGTGGTGGATCGGGCGGTACCACTGTCAGGCGCATTTTGGTTGCAGATTTGGGCGGGGCCACTACTTTAGCCGTCACTGTTGGCGCTGGTGGCAATGGCGGCACAGCAGCAGCCACAGACGCCACTAATGGCGGTGCAGGGACCAACGGCGGCACTACCAAAGTAGCCAACGGTGCCACTGACCTTGTGACGGCTTCACCCGGTGCTGGTGGCTCGGGCGGCACGGCAACAACTACGACCGGTGCGGGGGCTGGGTTGGGCACCTATATCGGTGGCGGTAGCTCGGCAGCCACGACCGGCAACGGGGCGAGCGGCAGCACTGCGCAAATGGCATCCGGTGGTGGTGGTGCAGGTGGTGGCATCACCACGGGCAATGCCTTCGCTACCGGGGGCGTGGGCGGCAGAGGTGGGCAGACCTACGCTGTATCGTCTACAACGTCCACAGGCGGCGCTATTGCGGGGCAGAACGGCACCGACGCACCAGACCCCGACACCGACAGACCGGGCAATGGTGGTGCCGGTGGCGCGTCTAATCCATCCGGCGTTGGTGGTAATGGCGGGGCCGGTAAGCGTGGGGCCGGTGGCGGCGGCGGTGGCGCTTCCGTGAATGGCTTTGCTTCCGGCGCTGGCGGAAACGGTGGTACGGGTTATGTGCGTATCTATGCATCGTAAAGGATGGCTCTTATGAACCGATACTGTGTTATCTGTGACGGCTATATCGTGAATACAGTGGTGTGGGACGGGGTAGAAGAATGGGAGCCGGGAGAGGGCTGCATTGCGTTGCCCGAAGCTGAAGCCGTGCAGCAATACGAGTATTTGCCGGTGCCGGTTCTGGAGGCTGTTTAAATGGCGACTGTGAATCATTTGATAGGTGCGTTCTATCCTGACTATTCGGGCGAGGCGGCGAATGTTGGGATAACGCTTTACGACAAGGCTGGGGCGCAGATTGGGGCGCGAGTGACGGGGCTAAGTGAGGTGCCTGCTGCCAGTGGCCGGTATCAGAAGGTGCACGCCATTGATACAGACGATTTGCCGATTTCCTACGTCTCAGACATTGCAAGTTCTGATGCGCCGTTGCAGGATGGCTCGATAGATTGGTCGGAGATTGACCCGGCCATTTACACCTCATCGTCTGGCACCGGCCCCCATGCCCAAACCTATACCGTGCTCGATGGGGATGATGATCCGGTAGTTGGCGCACTGGTGCGCCTTGTGAGCGCCACAGAGAGCATTGAAGCCACGACTGATAACGATGGTGAGGCGGTGTTGTATGCGTCTGCTGACAACTACACTGAGACGATATCAAAGGCAGGATATACCACGACTTCTCAAGCTTTGTCTGTGAGTGCGGCGGCGGCTCGGGAGCGGAGTATTGAACAATATGTGCCGACACCTTCGCCCGATCCTGAGACTGTACCGGTAACGTTTCGTGCGGGAGATAACGGTGCTCAGGTTGGCACGACGTTCACTCTGGAAATGGTGGAGCCTCGCACGGTGGTGCTGGAAAAGACACCCGAAGTGGACAAGAAAAAGTCTGTCACCGTCACTGATGGCGGGCCAAATGTTGGCTATTTCCACAGCTCTGCGAAACTTGTTGCTGCTGGCTACGATGGCCGGTACAAGGTTCGTGCACCTGACGTGAAGGGGTTGCCGGTTATCATCGAAATTCCTGCTGAAGGTGGCGAGATTGGCGACATGATACGCGAGGCGCTCGGGTTAGAAGTTAGCTAAACTCCACCCTCAGCTTGGCAGCCACAGCGACAGGGGCATCGTCTCATTACTGGGACGATGCCCCTGTTATTGTTTGGCTATTCCGGGGTATAATTAACAATGCAAATAGGATATTTTGATGCTCTGATTTACGAATCAGAACACCTATATCCGCACGAGCGGAGTGTTTGGTAATTCCTTCCCGG